TGAGTATTCATTATTCGTCCACCAATCAATTTGGTATATATATATTTCATTTACTAAATAATAGTTATTAGTTCCATTCATATATGACGCTCCAGACTCTACCAATTCTAATCTATTGTTAAATATCTTATATATAGTGCTTGACAATTTCATTGTCCTACGACCATTACTCGGAGATGTCATTTGTAAACATATTTTTTTATTAACTGGATTTATTATTTCAGTACTATCATAATTCCATTCGCTATCTCTATAATATATAACTATTTTTTTACATTGTGATATATCTTTACTCAAATTAATTGTTTTGGCATTACTTCCATTTCCATTGAAGAAACAATTATGTGGTCTGAATTGTACCTTACCATACTTACCCATTATTAAGTTACTATTCCAGCCGTCATAAGAACCATTCCAAAACGCCAAATTTTCAGCAGTTATTAAGTGCCTTCTTCTATCTGTGTTATTATAATCCAAATGGTTAGAACTATCATTCATACCAAATGTACCTATATCATTTAAGTCAGTATTTATAGTTCTATATTCAATTTTACCATTATTCCAAGTTAGTACATTGCTACTATTTGTATTTTTATTGTTTATTGTATCTGTATAAAATGTCTTACAACCAAGTGAACCATTAATATCAAAGTCATATTCTGGTTTTTTATTAATACCTATTTTTTTATTGTTTAAATCTTTCCAAACATAAACATCTGCTGTATTAATTTTGTATGAATTTGATATATTACTATCAATTTTGTCAGTAATTCTGAATTTTATATCGTAAGTTTCAGTAGTCAAAAAACTACTATTTAATATTGAATTAATTTTCCAAGTATTATTTTCATAAGTTATATTGGCATTAATATTATTCCATTGACTAAAATTGCTATCATCTTTTGATTTATAAGCATATTCTATTTGTACTATTTTATTGTTATTATTTATATTTGTATAAGTACCATTTAACTCAATAATAGCATGGTCACCAACACCATTTTCCCTTTTAATTTTAGCAGAACTAACAATTGGCTTATTATAATCAATCATATTTAATTTTTTATATATTATAATATTTGAACTACGATTGTCATACGCAAAAATTTGTAAGCTATCATAAGAATAATTACTAATACTTTTTTCAATTACATTTGGTTCATAAGGAATATTATCATCTAATCCACCAATTTGGTACATACCTTTATCGACTTTAGCACCCTTATTACCAAGCATTGGTTTTATTTTGAATGCAACTATATTATGGCCTTTTATGAATACTTTATCATCTCCAGTGATGTTTTTAAATGGTGATGTGTCATGTACTTCATAAATATTATTTTCATTAAAAAATGGACTAGCCTCAACTCTATTACAAAAATATTTTAATTCACTATTATTATAATATCTAGCATTTCCATTAAAAATAACTTTGACATAGTAATTAGCCATAAAATCATTTGGAATATTATTATATAACATTCTCATATTATCTTCAGTTTCAAATAATTGGTACGGAATAATACCATTTACATTACTTTGAATTCTAGTAACCATTTGGTCTTTACTAACCAATTCTACCGTATAATTTCGATTTAATGGGTTTGATATATTAATTTGAATGTCATGTCCATTTATAGTAAACGCGTTTCCACCAATACATTTTGGGTAATCATAAGTTTTAACTACGATTTCATTGCTATAGCTAGTACCAACTTCATTTCTAGCAAAATATCTACATTTGTATTCAGTGTTTGGCTCTAAATTTTCAATTAAACCATCTGCATTTCTATTCCACTTATTATTTCTATAATATTCATAACCAGTTTCTAAAATTTGAGTATTTCCATTATCATTACAATAACCTTTAAGTTTAGTTTCTACTTCATTAACCCATTCTACAGAAATGCCTAAATTTCGAGGTGCATAAATTCCAATTGGAAAATATACTTTACAACTAGCAGAACCAACCTGAGTAGGACTATGAGCGTTCCAACCAAAACCAACTTCAAAACTGGCTTCTGTGTCATACACACCAACATTTAATGTAATTTCAAATGGACATTGTTCACTCGTACTTGTACTATTACCTCTATTAGCATAATACCAAGTATTAGCCTGTGTTCTGCTTCCATTTTTGAATGCTAAAAATCTCTCTCCACCTTTAGGACAAAATGCACCAATTGAGTTATATGTGTATTTTCCACCTGACTGCTTAAATCTAACTCCATATTTAACTCTGACATGATTATTATCAAGTCTTTGAACGCTCTCAATACCAACATCAATATCCAATGGTACATTTCCTGATGTGTTGTTACTAGCTACTCTATTCCAATTTGCCATTTTTACTCTCCTATATATTCCACAATATTATTTTCATCTAAATTAGTTGTAATTAATTTACCAATTTTTATAGTATTTTTAAAATTAGCGTTATCAGATTTTACAAGTTCTTTTGATAATTCTGCTACAATTTCTTCATTTTCAATCAATTGATAGTTGGTTGATGTTGTTTTGGACATATTACCACTTTGAATATTTTTTAATCTTAATCCGTTCATATCCAATAAATGCTCTTTACCATAAACTTCATCTATATATCCACTCCAAATTGTGACATCACCAATTGCTACGATTAAATCTGTAACTTCAAATATGTCATCTTCAGTAGAAATAATAACAATTTTTAAATTTGAATTATTTGTTATAAAATTTTTATTGAATTCAGTCCATTCATTATACTGGTCACTTGTATTTATTAAGTCAATCTGCTTATTTCCATCTTCAATATATATTTTTATTGGATTACTTGTTCCAATAAATTTATGTTTAATCTTGCAAGATATTGTATAATTTTTGTTAGGTTCAACGTTAAATTCTTGTTTCAAACTTCCGTTATTACTCAATATGAATTCACTACCACTCAATGACATATTATCATTTTGATATGTAGTTACTTTACCTGTAGATTGCCAAAAATCAGTGCCACTATAACCAACACTATTTCTTAATAAATTATTACCACCAAGTGTCTTAATTGTGGATTTTATACTATTGGCAAATTGTTCAATTAAAGTTGTATTTTTTTGTATTAATCCGTTCAATTGTTCTGTAGAATTATCAAGTGCCTTATTAATTTCATCAATATTACCTTTTAATTCTCCTCTAACATTTGATACCTGATTACTAATATTGTTAGCAGTTTGAGTTATCAATGATTGATTTTGGTTTATTTTATTGTACAATTCTTGATTTACAATATTTTTTTGGTTATTAATGTCCTCAACTGCTGTTGTGATTACATTGTCCAACCTATTAACTTTTATTTTTATGGATTTTATTTTACTTTCAGTGCCCTCAATTTGAGTTTCCTCTTGTTTATTGGAATTCAATTTTAGTTTATATTCACCACTCCATACTCCAAAAAAATTCAATTGTTCATATTGATTGATAGTGTAATAAGTTTTATTGTCATAATTAAATCTTAATACATCTCCTGGTAAGCTGTCATTTAATATGTAACTATTTCCTGTAGATAAATTATAATAAACAAAACCAAGTATTTTACCAGCGATGTTGTTTAGTTCCTCTTGATTATTAATATATACATTCTCTGAATTTATATACAATGTTTCTAAATTGTTATTATTTTCAGTATCATATTCATCATATTCTGTTTGAATGTTACCTTTTTCTAATTGTCCTTTAAAGACATCACCCTTATTGCAATTATTAATTCCCAAAAACACTTTTATATATTTTGCATTATTTGGTGTTATTTTTGTATTTTGTTCACTAGTTTTTAAAAACTGATTACTTATTAATTTTTTACTAGTATCATATAAATTTGCATAAATAAATCCATTATTCAAACCAATTGCATTTTTATTATTATAGTAACACGAAATAGTATATGTTAACTTTGGTCCAATTTCTATATAATCACTTTCCAAAACATTATTTTTTAGTTGTGTATTATTTTCTTTTACAACATATTTAAAATCATTTAATAAGTTCCTGCTAGCTCTAGCTTTTATTAATTTATTTTTGCCATTATCAAATACAACTCTTTCAATTTCATGTTTTTCGCCGAGGTTTATCTCTTCACACAACTCAACTAGTAAGTCCTTGTAATTGTCGTAGTTTCTAATATACAATTTACCATCTGCTTCAATTCTAGCGAACCCACCAGAGGCTTCACTAATAAAACTTAAATATTCTCTTGCCTGAATTGTATTATCATAAAAATTTACAGGAATATTTGAATTAATAAATTCAGTAGTTCCTAGCTCAACACCAACTTTTTTACACATATCTTTCAATATATCTTTTAATGTACAAGGAACAATTTCACTGGCGTCGTAATTAGTATTAAATGATATCATTTTATCAATTAGCTTAATATTTACGACAGGAATGTTACCACCCTCTTTATACTCAAAACTATCAATAACCAAATGAGCATAATCATTCCCGTTTAATTTAATTAATACATCTTTAGTTTTTTCATTAAATATTTGTTTTGGTATTTGTAATTCAAACTCCCTGCACAAAGTAGTTCCTAATTTAAAACTATTATTGAACATACTACCTTTTTGTTTTAGTTCCATGTAATTATCTGGATTTATTAATTGATTATCAAAAAAAATTTCTAACATTACATACCACCTATCTTATTCTTTTGGACTAAATTTAGTGTTACATCATAAAGTGCATTTTTTGATTGTACTTTTTTTATGCTTTTTTTGCTACATCTGAATTTAGCTTCAACAAAACCAGAGGCATAAATTGGATTTTCAATCTTAGCATTTATTGGATTTTTACTACATTTTTGTATTAAATTAAAAGCCTTTTCTTTACTAATAGCTTCAAACTTAAATTTACATTTAGACCAATTTTTAGATACAACATTATCAATTAAATTTCCAGTAGTGATTGAGCGATATGATTGATTGTCCAAATCCTCTATTTCAATTTCATATTCTGTTGGTTGTATCATTTCTTGCCCATCTATATACCATTTTACACTATCTATCATATCACGCTCACCCCTCTTCTCCTACTTTCATTTTGAATATAATTCACACTAACTCGTCCTATTGTATCTCCATCTATATTAAAGTTTTTACTATGTATTGCATTAATAATTTCATTTAATAGAGCATTAGTTTCGCTCATATCTGTTTCGCCTTTAGACACCCAATCATCATTATTATATTTTGCTGGTGTAATTCTTTCGCCCTTATGTATCATAGCCAACATATCCTGTGGAACATAGTTAGTACCTACATCAAATGATGGTACAGCTAACTTATCAAGTTTTTTGATATTAACACCTGGTATTGCATTAATTAAACTAATAGCAAAGTTAATCGCAGTAATAAAGCCATTTATTATTTTGACTGCCATTGATAATACTCCATTTACTGCTTTTTTGACAGTTCCACCTATTGCGTCTGAAATCGCTGTTCCAACTGCTTTGAATATTCCAGTTATGCTATCCCATATTCCCTTAAAAAATCCAGTTATTTTACCAAAAACATTAACTATTCCATTATAAGCGTTTTTGAAGATGTTACCAAACCAAGAACCAACACCAGTAAAGACACTAACTATTCCATTCCAAATGTTCTTGAAGAATGATATTACACCATTCCATATATTAACTATTCCATTCCAAGCGTTCCTAAATAAATTACCAAACCAATTAATAACAACAGAAAATACATTTACTATTCCACTCCATATATTCTTAAAGAATTGTATAACAAAACTCCACGCTACTTTTACAGCATTCCAAGCCGTTTGAAATATAGATACAATCTTAAGACCAAGTTCATAGAAGAACTTCGCTATAGCCTGAATTCCATTCCATATCGCTTCACCAAGCCATTTAAGACCTTCTCCTATTTTGGTGAATGCAAAATTAATAGCGTTCCATATTGTTTCTCCGACTTTAACAATAACCTCTTTTATTTTATCCCAGTTTTTAATACATAAGTTTATTATGGCTATTAATGCTACAATTCCAAGTACTATTCCAGCTACAATTAATACTATTGGATTTACAGACATTAACCACATTGCAACGTTTACAGCTATGAATGCAGCTGCTAATACTCCTAAAACAATTGCAATAGTTTGTCCATTATCTCTGAAGAATTCAAAGATTTTCTTTAATGGTTCAGCCCAGCTGAAATCAAAACTATTTGATAATTCTTGCATTGATTTAAGAGCGTCTAGTTGTCCACTTAAGTCAGCACCCCCACCAGATGATACACCCCCACCACCAGATGAGCTATCTGAAGAACTAGAACCAATATCATTTATTTCATCAAAACTAGCAACCATACCCTGCATTGATTTTTTGGTTTTCTTAACACTAGTTCCAGTTTTCTTAATTTGATTATTGACATTTTTAACCCCCATAGCCAACATATCAAAACCAGTTATGAATTTTACTAAACCAGCGAACCAAGCGAATGCTCTTGAAAATGCTGTTGCCAATGCGTTAACAATTGGTATTAATGACCCAGCTATAGCATTGCCAATAGCTCCAAATGTATTAGAAGCCATAGCACTTTGTTTTGTGGCTTCACTGAAGGCATTTCGTATAGCAGATATTGCACCAAAAATGGCACTATTAATAACCATTCTTTGAAGCCTACTAATTACTCTATCAACTGCTTGCTTTACACTTTCCAATTTGTTACTAAACGCTTGAGCCTGTTCTTCAGCATAAGTCATACCTCCATTGGCTCGTACTCTATTAAGAGCGTCATTCATTTCATCTATATTATCCGTAGTTGTTCTACATTCTTCTGCCAATTTACTAACAATTTCGGGACTAACTCCATCTGTGTTCATAGCCACAATTAATTTTTCCTGTAATCCAGCTAGTTCGTCTTCTGCTTCTTTAATACCAATTTTTAAATATTTAGCGATGTCCATTAGCCCTCTGCCATCTGCTCTGTCAATCATAGCATTAAGGTATTCAGTTTCTTTAACATTGTGTGCAATAGTATTAGCACACGAACTAAAATTTTTTTCAAGGTTTTCAACACCATTTGCTATTTCTGTGAACATTAGGGATTTTCTTAATTCATCTGCCCTATTTTGTAAATTTGACATTTGAGTTTGAGAAGCAGTAATTTCCTTATTGATAGCATTGTTTGGTTTACCACCCATACTATTTTTTAAGTCATTAATATAATTAGTACAATCTATAATCTTTTGGTTAGTATCATTGAATTCATTTGTTAAGTCTTTAGTTAGCCCTTTTAATTCAACACGACTTAATTCATCAAGCTTGTCCAAAACAAGAACAATATCGCCTTTACACTTTTTTATATCGTCTTCAAAACTACTAATTGATTTTTTTAATGGAGATACATCGGCTGTCAGTTTAAAACTAATTTCATTATTGTCCATTTTCATTATCTCCTTTTTTTAATTTTTCTATTTCTTTTTCAATTTCTTTGGCCAATTTAACATCAACAGGTTTATGCTTATCTCTATCACCATGGAACAATTTTTCAATTTGATTTGTGTAATATTCCAATGGTTTTGGTTTATGTTTTGTTTCACGGCTAAACATACCAGTGTTATATGCTAGTGTCATTAAGTTCATTTGTTCATTGTAATAAACTTCTTTATATCCTTTTACATATAAGTTAAATTCCCAAAACTCCATCTCATAAATTTCGTATGGTTTTAATCCTATACTCGCCCCTATTAAAATTATTTCATCAATCCAATCTAAATTTGATGATTTAATTTTTGGGCTTGTAGGTTTTTTTCTTCAAGTTTTTTGTCAATTTCTTCAATTGATAATCCAGGGTATTGTAGTTGTTTTATAAAATTAGTTACAATTTCATACAATTCCATAATACCAATATTTTCGTAAACTAATGTTTCAAATTCATCAAATGACATCTCTTTACTATCAATACCACAATAAAGTAAATTTATATAATCCTCAATGTCCATATTAGCAATATTCTGTAATATTGTGTTGAATGATTTTTTCATTCTTATTTTTATATTTTTAGTAACTATTAATTTTGTATTCAAAGTCAATACTTTATCACCAATCTTAATTTCCATTTTTATTTTCCTCCAATGTTTTTAAAAATTTTCCACCTAGTAAATAAGTTGAAATAACACCAATAATAACAATTATTGTTTTAGATATTTTGTCTGCATAAGGAATATGCCAAATTGGCTCTAAACCTAATAAAAGTGCATTTATTATAGCTAAAGTATTTAATACATATTTTGTTATAGTTTTAAACTTATTCATTTATTTCTATACCTTTCTTATATTATTTTTTGGCATTATAGCCCATATAGGTCTTTGGTCACCTCTTATGGCTCTTAATAAGTAACCCCTATTATCAATTTGTGACACTTCATAAAATTCGTCATATTGGTGAACTCTAAAACCTTTGTAATCATATAAGTTAGTTGGTACAACTCTATCTCCAACTTTTATATCGTTATTATTTTTTAACAATTCATTAACTTTATTTTGAACTGCCTCATATTTATCACCCAACTTTTGTTTTCTATCTTCACCATTACCATACACGCCTTTTAATACTTCGTGTGCTAACTCATCTATTGTCTTCTCAACTTTTGTTGGTTCGTTCTCAACTCTTACACCAGGATTTACAATACAACCAATAAATTTGTATCTATCGCTCATACCCCATCTACCATTTGAATTAGTTCTAATTGAATTCCAAAACGCACTTGATTTATATCCACTTTCGCTCGTATAAATTTGATTATCATTGTCTATTCTTTCAACTATAGCAACGTGTCCTGCTCCATCTGAACTTTTTAAAGTTTCGCCTTTTTGCCAAACCATAATACCACCTAAAGTTGGTTTATTTGAAATTTCAAGTCCTAAACTTTTGGCTCTTTCGATGAAATTTTCAGCATTACAATATAGAGTAGGGTATTTCATTTCTCCAATTATTTCATTAAATCTTCCACAGGCGTATCCAACACAATTTGCCAATACATCACATGTAGGGTCAGTTGGTGAACCTTTTATACATAATGAAAATCCACCTTTGACTTTTGTTTGATAAAATTTATTATTTACAGGTTTTTGTGTTCTTATATTCATTCTATTATTCTCCTTTATCCATATTTTCAACTATTGCTCCATCTAACAATTCCTCTAATGGTTCATCATTGAATGTGTCTTGAATATCTTCCATTTGATTATCCTCCTTATATATAATACTTTTATAAAAATCAAGAGAGGTTTTACCCTCTCTTTTAACTAAGCATTTTGAAATACTATTGCATTTGAACCAGCTAAGTCAATGCTAATTGTAGGGCTTTCATCAGATGAGTTTTCAATTGATAAACTTTCAATATATCCAGTTCCCTCGAAATACACACCCTCCTTAAGTCCTAATCCAATTGTTATTAATTCACCACCATTATAGGCTCTAATTAAATCATCTTGACCGTGTGTTGCTTCAAAATCACAATTACCATCTGCACTGGCTGACCAGTCCATGATTGATGGTATTTTTTCCTTATATGTGTTACCGAAAGAAACAACCTCAATCATATCTGTAGATAACTCTAATGAAAAGCTAGACATGTGTGCTATAACTTTGGCATGTTCACCAGTTCCTTTTTTGATAAAACCTGTTTTTCCACTATAAAGTGCCATTTTATACCTCCTTAATATTCAATAGTCATCTTAAACGATGAACTTTGACTATACCTATTTTTATTATCCCTTTGAACTTCTCGCTCATTGGTTTTTTTTGTATTTACTAAATGTAAATTACCTATGTTTTTGTCATAAGAATTTACAAGTTTTTGAGAAATATTCTCATTTATCTTCATTAATTCTTCAAATTTAGAATTCCTTATATATAAATTAATAATAAAGTTTTGAGTACTAGTATCATTAAAATACATATTCATATCGGGAATATAAATATTAATATTAATTAAATTATCAGGACTATCCTGTATTTGTCCATATGTGGCCTCTGGTATTAATTCCTTAATATAATTTATTAATTTTATTATCATTTTAATCAAATACCTCCATAGTCACAATATCTTTTATTTTTTGAATATCGATTGCATTTTCCAAATATTTTGCTTGTCCAATATCGTGATGAAAATCTAAATTTTCATGTTGTATTGGTGCATAATTATAATTATTTTTTGGATTTTCGCTATGATATGTTATTTCATAACCATTAGGAATTTGAGTAACAATTCCACTTGCTTTTAATCTACCAGTATCCACAGGTACTAGTTCCTGGCTTTGATTATAAATATAAGTCATAGCTAAATCTATGCCATACATAGTTTTGTTTTCTATATGTTTGAATAAATTTTCAATGTTAGCCAACCCTTTTACTTGAACGCTCATACTAAAATTCTCCAACCAAAGACTGGTTCTAACAAACCTTTCATTGGTACTATTTCTTTAATATCTAAACCATCAAACTTGTCATATATGTTTGGTGTGAATTCATTATCAATAAAAATAATTTTATTCAATTTTATTTCTTGAATTTTGTAATTTACAATATTTGAAAAATCATAAGAAATAAAACATTTAACCTTTTGTTCATCTGAATAAGACTTCTCATTATATTCATTCACACCCATATATTTTTGATATGTACATTCTTCGTTTAGTAATTCATTATAACCTAACATATCCAAATCTCCTATATTCATCATAATCTGTATTGAGTTTTCTAATTTGGTTCAAACTTCCATATAAATAATGAGGATACATTGTGTCAACGTTTTCTCCACTATTTTCATACGTAACACTATAAGAGCCAAGTGTTTGAGATTTTATACCATTTAGGTTTTTGAATTTTTCAGAATAATCAACCATATTAATTATAGTTTGAGGATTTACACCCCTAAAATCTAATTTTATGATATACATTGACTTACAATTTATTTCGCTAATAAGTTGTTGTTCAACATAAATAGCATTACTGGTTTGATTAAGTTTAACTTGATACACCAAAGTGTTGTTCAAGCTGTTTAATATTTCTATACTTTCGCCTTTTTGGAATTTATAATTTCCATCTTCAACTTTGATATAATTCGTACCAACCTCAGTAACTTTCAAAAATTTATTTGTTAAAAAAAATCTATTTGTGTAATTTCGTATTTCATTTAAAATAAAAGGGAGTGACTTAACAATGTCCTCTCTATTCAAACTTGAATTAATGTTCAATAAAGTATCAATCATTTAATCACCCCTCTAAACTATGCAGTTGTATATGTCAATTTACCATGATAGTATTCTACGCCATAATCTAAACCAAATTCAGAATACAAGCTAACTGCTTGTCCATTTCTTTGTGGTAAAGGTTTTACTGCGATTATATCATTAGTTTCATTGTCTACAGTAAATACTGGTTTAATGAATTTTAAATCAGCTAATAATACAGTATTAATTGGTACATCATTATCAACAAGTACAAATACTGACTTACCAAAATCAGTTACGATTTCTGTAACATTAACACCTGCAACAAATCTATCTCTATCAACTGCTGTTAATTGTGTAGCAACAAATGCTTTTGATAATTTTTGTTTATCAGTAGAATTAACAACTAATGTTGGTGTTTCATAAGCACCTTTATCAAAAACTTTTTTAATTAAGTCTAATATTGCATCTCTATATTCAACATCAGTTTTGATAACCTTTGTAAGAGCGTTAGTAGTAATAGCACCAATTAATCCTTGAGTAGCTAAAACTTTTGTGCTATCTGTTAAACCTTGTTTATTCAATGTTCCGTTAAGAGCAGTATAGTTCATATCTCTTTTCATTTTTTCCAAGTGTAGTTTAACTTGAAGAGCAAGTTCGCTAGTTTCTTCTGGTTCTAATCCTACAGTAGACACTCCTGATAATCTTCCTGAAGCTCTTTCTCTTAAATTAGAAACAACTACATCTTCTGCGAATATTTGAATAACATTTGTTTTTTGGCTTAATCCATAATATGTTGGTTGTGCAGCAGCAACTGAAGCATTTTCAGTTATAGCTGGTACAGCAGGGTTAGCCATTGCGTATTCAACTGATAGTGGGAATTCTGGATTATTTGTAATTTCAGCATTTAATCCATCTGTACCACCAATAGCAGTTAAAAATTGTGTTTTGTTAATGTTTGAATTGAACAACATACCCAAAAAATTAGGTGTGTTACTTAATAATGAATTTCCATTTGGCATTTTATTATCTCCTTTTTATTTTAAAATTGTTTTGAGATAATCATTAATAGCTCCTGTTACATTTCCATTCTTTTGTTTTTCTAGTGCTGTTAATTTTGTATTATTTACATCACCTTTTTTATATTCATCACTAACAGTTTTGAATTCTCCAAAGAAATTAGGTTTTGCCTTTTTAAGGTTTTCAACTATAACATCACTATTTTTGATTTCTCCGTTTTCAATTTCAACTTTATCAAGGTCTATATAATTAATAAGAGCGTCACTATCAAACACTTTTTCATTATCTAAAATTTTGGATAAAAGTTGTCTTTTATTATTTAACAAACTTTTATATTCTTGTTCCTCAATTTTGGCTTTTAATTTTGTAACTTCATCAAGTGCTTTTGCTCCTTCTGAAATTAGCTTTTTAGCGTCATCAATTGTTCCAACACCTAAATCTTTCAATATGTTTTCAGTTGTTTGCTTTTTAGCTCTATCAACTCTTTCCTTAACATAGTTTACTTTTGGTTCTTCTTTTTGTTCTTCTTCCACAACAACATCAGCGTTTGCAACCACTTCTTGTTTTGTTTCTTCTTTTTCATTTTCCATATTTGGTATTCCTTTCTTTAAGGTTGTAAGTTCAACCAATCTATTAAATTAATTATATATCAACAGGAATTTATTGTCAATAAAAAAACCCACAAATTTAATTGTGGGCAATATAATAATGAGGGCTATTATTATATATTTTTATTTTACCATTTTTATAATATAAATTCAATATCACATCTACAATTTATATCCTCACTTGCAACTCCAAACATACCTGGAGCTTTAGTGCCATATCCATTTATACTACGAAAGTATCCATTACTATTTTCAACTTGTCCATCTAAATACAAGTGGTCTTCACGGGGTTGATAATTATCACCAACGACATTTCCAGCAACTCGTAATGTATGAACCCATCTTCTTTTAACTTTAATACCATAAAATGCAAGTTCATTTTGAATTCTTAATTTAATATCACTACGCATTAATGTGCTTTCAGTTCTATATATTCTCATAATTTTATTCACCAAACTTTGAGATTGCTTTTCTTTTTTAATATAAGTTTTCAATAAGTTCTCAACTTCACTAGTATTTTTGGCATTTATCATATTCAATAATTGTGTTTTAATCTGCTTATTTATTTTGTTAATCTGTCTATCAATTAACTTATTAATCTTTTTTGATTTAACATCTTCAAAATTTATTGCAATATTATAATTAATCTTTAATTCATGTAAGTTTAAGTTATCATATTTTATCTCTAAATCAAACATATCCTTTTGTGATTTATTCATATCTTGCTTTATTTTGTATTTAAAATTAGTTGTTTCATAGTCCAACAAATTAATCATTTCATAAATATAAGCCCAATCTATACCATTAAGCTTCTTTTTTGTTTTCGTCAGATGTTCCATTATTATCATCAGAAATATCGTCGTGTCCAAGCTTATCATCTTTTTTGTCTGATTTTCCATCTTCAAAATCATCTTGCTCTTTTGGTTCATATTCATCTTCATCTTTTAAAAGTTCCATTTCTTCATCTACATCTTTAACCATTGGTAAGTTAGTTAAAATAGTTTTTCTTGACAATTGTGATGTTGCACTCATAACCGTGCTAGTTTTTTCTTGTTCATTTATTATCATAGTTCTATCAAAACTAAATTCTACATCATTGCTGTTATTATTAATATTTAATAAATTAAATAAAATATTGAAAAAATTATTCAATGCGTCTTGACCATTATTTTCAATAGAATTCGATTTTTGCTCTAATGGTGCATAAGACCACTTTAAACCAACACCACTAACATTACCTAGATTATCTCTTTCGCTAAAATTAATACCAAAACCAAACTTATAAATATTCTTCTCACATAATTCATATAATTTATTTCGTGCTTCAATCGGTATTTCAATGGTCTTACTATCAACTGAACCACCATTACCAACTTTTATGGCTTTTCTGACTTTTAAGTCTTCCATAAATTCTTGTAAATTTTGACCATTATAATTTTCAAGTATCCAAATGGCGTCTTGAATGTCCTCAACATTATTAGCCAAGTCGCTTAAATTAGTATCTTGTAAATCTATAAAATCCTTAATATTTGCTAATGTTGGTATTGCTAAATCATTAAACTTCCATTCAATAATTGGAAATACATTTATGTCTTTTGATAATACATTTTCCTTAATAACATTATCATGTTCATCTGTGTATATAATCTTGTCAGCATAAACAAACTCTTGATTTACTTTTTCCCATTGTCCTTTATTTTTAACCCAGGTTATTTTTTTAGTTTTATTGAATACTTCTGCATATTTTACTTTTTTGATTTCATTATCTTTCAATTCTTGTTTAGTATAGTATCTAATTGCCAAAGTAGGGTCATCATATTCATTATAAAACATAATCATTTCCTTTGGGTCATAAGAAATAAATTTAATGTTATTATTGATGTCCAAAACAATTCTCATATATGCTACGCCATATAGCTGAACATGTGTAACAATTTTTTGCATGAATTCCAAAAAATTATTATCTTTGAATAATTTTTCATCAACCAGTTTTCTATCTTTGATTTTGACATTTTCCTTATAATCAATCTTAATCGGTTTTCCAACCAAATAATTAGTACATTGATTTATTAATTCTTGTAAATAAGCATGCTTAACCTTGTTATTAGCTTTTGAAAAGTCTTGCTTCAAATAAGGGTTTTCATTCTTATCAAATAACATCATCATCTTTTTTCTTTCATCAATGTTGGTATTATTTACTTTGAAATATTTTTCAGACTCTATCATAAAATTTTTATTAGAACTATTAATATCATTCTCAATAAATTTATTTAATAAATCACTATTTATATCATCAATATTTATATCTAAATACACACTAAGCCTCCTCAATTAAATACCAAGATATACGTTCCTTTGGTATAAAATAGTGATGTACAATTTTTTTGCCATCTTTATCTTTTAATACTGATGAAAATTTTACCAAACTTTTTTCTTTTTCAATTAAATCACATATTCCAAGTATATTCGTAACTTCATCTTTGGCTACTATTTTTTCATCTGATTTCACAGTAATAGTTAATCCACTTGTTAGAAATATTTTAAGTTCCATTATTTAACCTCTTTTTTTATCATTTTAACACGCTCTTCTAATTCAATAACTTGTTTTCTTAAAATTTCATGAGCTTTTTTAATTCTGTCATCATCTTTCATTATTTCTAAATATTTTGAAATAACATAAGCGTCATCTTCTGCTTGATAATTATTGCTATCGTACATCGTTACACCTCCTTTATAATTTAATTATATGTTATGGTCTTACTATTTAGTAGACCAACCCCATTTAGCACCTTGCCATTCGCGTTCCATTCTGTATCTTATATTATCAATTATATGATTATTTTTATCTTTTATCAAGTGTGGGAGAATATTATTATATTTATCAACATCATATTCTGCATTTATGAATTCTCTGTATGCATTTGGACATCTCTCCCTATCAATATAAATATGGTTTAGTTCTTGTAATTGTTTTATACCATACTCAACACTACCACTTCCTTTAATAGCTCCAGTAATATTAAGACCCATCTGTTTCATATCTGCTATAGATTTTGGCTCTTCACTATCTGCTACAATTAATTCATTTTTGTAATGTCCCTTAATAATCATATCATATAGTTGTGAGTTAAACAAACCAGTTTTAAATATTTCCTCAAAAATATATAAATCCTTTTTCTTTTCATCGTAATATGACAATGTATATGTAGCAGGGTCGTCTGCGAACCCCCAGTCTATACCTCCACCAACATTATCAAACTTTTTAATTTCTTCCTCTGTAATTTTTTGATTGATAATATTGTTAAATACTCCAGTTCCATATCCAGTAGGAATTCCTAAATATTCATGTTTATACGCTTCATAGTTAGTTTCTTTTAATCTTTCAGCGTCATCTAACCAATCTTTACCCAACCATTTAATTCGTATTTGTATTGGTGTGTCCAAATAAGTACTCAAATGACATTTTGCTTTCGGATTATCTTGTTCATTGTAAAACTCTTGATTACTCCAATGATTTTTAAATCTAACAGGGTTTCCACTAAACAAAGTTACAAATGGTTTATCACTACCTCTACGGATTGATTGCAATGTATTTCTTATAACTTCCATATTTTTAAATTGTGGGAATTCTTCAAACCATGATATTTTTAAATAACCTTTGTGAGGTTTTATAGATTTTATTTTTTCAGGGTCATCTAACCCACTAAAATATATTTTAGTACCATAAGGTAAATAAGTAATCGGTGGACAACCTCTATCTCCCTTACTAAATCTGAATAAGTGTGCAACACCAAGTTGTTCAACACCCCATTGTATTTGGTTATAGACTGACAATCTGCATGTTCCACCTATATTTCTAAAACATATTGCATTAGCTTCGGGGTCTTGCATTAGTAATAATGGTATAGCAATTCCAATAAAACTGGATTTAAAACTACCACGCCCTCCATATTCCCAAAAATATGAATATTTATATTTCATCAAGTCAATTAAGTCTTCATAAAATGTTGGACTAATTAATTGTGATACATCAATATTAGCCTTACAATTACTATTCATCATCTGAAGACACCTCAACTTCTAAAGGATTTTGATTTATATTATTATTTCCAGTATCAATTAAATTATCATTATTTCCCGTATTAATCTGTGCAATAATTCCCGTAAAATCTAAATTAACAAAACCATCTTTCATATTTGAATTTAATTCTTTCAAGTCACGCCATTGATGAGGTTTTCTATTTTTTAACCAAAATATCATAGCAGTAACATCACCACTTAGGGCTTTTCTTAATAGTGCATTTTCTACAGCGTAATCAACAATTTCTTTTCCTTTCCTTAACGCCTCACTAATTTCACTATGGTCTAATTTCATTCTTATTAATGTATTTTTATGTATGCCGATAGCTTCTGCAATTTGATATTCTGTAGCACCATCTCTAGCATATCCCTCTATTAATAATAATTTATCGTTTAATACGCCGTCCATCTTCCATCTTGTATATGTATCTATTTTTGAACCTTTACCCGTTTTTGGTTTAGTTTTTTCACTCAATGTATCACCCTCCAATATTAATTAAATGTTAATGATTGCCTTTTAGTGCTTCGTCTTTTGTTTATTCTTGATTTTTGTTTTTTATGGTCTACTAAATTTGGACAAACATTCCAATATTTTATTTTATTATCTTTGAAAAAATCAGCCATTAAAATATCATAACCAGTAGGGTGTTCTTGATATTTATTCCAGCTGTCCATATAATCTCTTAATTTTTTGCTTAATTCTTTAGGCATATAAAAACATTGGTTCATCATAAACCTACTTCCATTTATGTATCTTGAACCAATAGTAACATCATCTTTTCTCATTGAAAAAAATTGAATAACATCATTAGGTCTTTGGTTTATTTCTTTTAATATTTTGTTATAAAAGTCGTCACATAAAATAATATCATCTTCCATATTAACACACGCATAATCCCCTGTTAGTTCCAATGATTTTCTAAAAGTATCCATAGCATTTTGAGTTGTATCCTTACATATTATTAAATTGGGAATATTATTTATATAATCTTGTAAATTAACATCACCACAAGTTCTCATTATGAATTTAATTTTTTCCATATTTCTCATACTCCTTTTGAATGTCAGCACTAGTTGGTAAATTATACTTTTTGAATTTTCTCGATTTCCAATTTACTTTATGATACACATCTTCACCAATCCATATTTTACTAATTTTATTTTTATTATTGTATCCAAGTGTACTTTTAGTTGGACATAAATGTTGTAATAGTCCAACTCTAGTCGTATATACTGGTAAATTATTCTCTATACAATACATTAAGTACAACCCGTCATCATAAATATAATTTGGTATTTTTTCCTCTCTGAATTTTATAATTTCTTTGAGCATATTTATTTCTATAAGATTGCCTTGTCCCCATGTATTAGCAGGGTATATCTGAGCATAAGGCTCATCTGTACTGACATCATAATTCTTAATTCTCGGACAAAATAATGTCCATAAGTCATAAGGCTTATATTTTATTAACTCTTGAATACACTTATCAAAGTCGTTGCATAATAATATGTCATCTTGTAATAAAACCAAATGTGTATACTCTCCCTCTATAGCGTCATTAATACATTTTAATTGTGTATAATAAGTACCTTTTCTATTTTCTTTTAATCTATCATCATAAAATACCTTAACATCAACTCCAGAATTAGAATTCTGCAATTTCTTCAATTCTTCTTCAACTATGTGTTTCCTATCGTAACACGCCATTATTCTATACGCGACTTTATTCATAATCTTTACTCATATTTCTTGATTTCATTTCTTTCAACCATAAATTCTTCACCACAATATGGACATACTAATTCAATAAACTCTTTTGATTTCTGACCTTGATTGAAAAATAATTCTCTAGCTTTTTCTATATCAGTTCCAGTTATATCAGGTTGGTATTTTTCATTATATCCTAAATCTTTAAACTCCAAATTGTATTCCTGTGGGTTTATATTATTTTCTCTTATCTCAATTGATAACTCTTCATTTCTCCAACTAGATAACTCTTGCACAATATTGTCTTGCAATCTGTCCTCGTTATTTATTTCATCACTATTCTCGCTAATTATAACTGGACATATAGAGTAACCAAGTTCCTTAAGAGCTGTCCATCTTGAATGACCCTTAACTATAACATAATTTTTATCGATTACTATTGGTACATTAAATTCAATCTCACCTGTGCCAATTAGCTCTTTTAGTTTATTTATAGTTTTCCTATTTTTCCTCGGATTATTTTCGTATGGTTTTATTTTGTTTATATCAATATATTCTATTTTCATTTACTCAATAACTCCTTTTTACTATACTGACTTTCCCTTGTACAATTAGGACATGGAATACTTAATATTACATCTTTTTTGGCATTAGCACTACCATTAGCAGGAGTTACATTTATGATTTTACTAATCCATTTTAATTTATAGTTATTTAAGTCAATGTTAGTTAAGTCCAATTCCACTTTAAGTTTATCAAAATCCCATTCTGTCAATTCGTGTATCGCATTATCCAATACTCTATCTTTATTATTTTGTTCATCACTCGCCGTGCTAATAATAATCGGTACTTCTTTAAGTTCCAATATTCTGCTAGCGTTCCATCTTGAATGTCCTTTGATAATAACCAAATCCTTGTCCACTACAATTGGTACATTAAACCCAACACGGGGTATAATATTAACCAATGCATTTACAGTTTTGTCATTGTTTCGTGGATTTCTAAAATATGGTTTGAGCTTATTAGGGTCTATCATTTTAATCTCTAGTGCCATTAATTAATCCTCCCACTCTAATTTAACATTATTGAAATTCTTATTTTCAACTGGCTCACTATTTGCGTTAGTTGGGTCATATTCCCTCTTAATCTGATAGTTAGGTTTATTATCTCTACTAAAATCACTATTTTTAAATAATTCTGCAACACCTGTAGTATATTTTAATCGTATTAGTTCATCAGTTTCCAATCCAAGTTCATTACAAATGTCTTCATCTGTCATTCCGTTATTGACCATACTCATTACGATGTTACTCATTCCAGTTAGACTATGCTTACCTCTTGCTCTATTATGTCTTACAGTGCTAGCCATTCTTTCATTTATATTCTTATCTAAAACTACAATTGGTAGTTTTCCATTATTTCTTGAATTTATTAGATTACTAGTCTTCATTACATAGTACCTGTGAAATCCATCTATAATTACATACTTATCTCTATCTTTGTCATAAATCGTAACAGTAGGTTGTGTATACCCATCGTGGTCAATACTAGTTTCTAGTAACTTCATTTCTTGTTTAGCAACTGCATTAGGGTTATAGTCATTTGGCTCAATCTTATCTATATCCACGAATAACACCCTAGCAACAGGGTTATGCTTTAATGGGTGTTTTTCATATAGTACATTAATAATCTCATTGTAGTCATCTAAGCTTAATTCACTATTTCTAATTAGTTCAATTATTTCTTTTTTCATTAATAAACATCTCCTTCTTCTCTTGCTTCTCCAAAGTAGTAGTCATATTTTTAAATTTTGTTTTATCTACATCTTTGGTTAATATACTTTCCACAATACATTTATCCAATATAGTTTTTATATTAATATCATCTTTATGCTCTAAATAAAATTTAGTTTGATACATTTCATAGAAATAGTGCTTATTCTTCTCAACCATAATATTTTCTATTAAGTATTTTCCATATTCCTCATAGTCCTTAAAATTAACAGGTAATTTTACTTCCTGTGTTTTCTCTTGCAATTGAGAATATGTCGATATTCCAGGTAACCTATCACACATTCTATTATACAATTCTCTATCTAGTTCTTGTACAATCGTAGCATTATGACCAATTGATGTTTCATGTATTAAGCTACTAACTCTCATCTTAGCTGGTGGAATACCAAATTGTAAGAACTCGTCATATATTTTATTATATTTGCACTTACTCTTATAAAAATATACAAAGTTGTCAGTTAGTGACCAATCATATATTGGGCTAAATCTAACTCCCTCTTTATTCTTACCACTAGTACAACTCCATGTAATCCCTTTGTATCCAAGTTGGTGTGTTAGTTCCAAACTTCTTTTAGGGCTTTCGCTAGCCTTAACTCCTTGTAATACTGCATAAGATTTCCCACCATTTATCCAAGAATATATATCCTCAAAAATTTTATAAAAACTATTAGGGTTATAGTTTATATAATTAAAGTCATTATCATAAACCCATCTATCATTTACTAGTTTCCTGTGTTTATTTAGCTCAGTAATACTAACAGGGTAATTGTTATTATCTATATACAATTTATCATAAGCGTACTCGCTTAATGGCTGACAGTATGTTCCATTAAAATTAGTGTCCCAACAATTTAGTTTATTAACTTCATCTAAGCTTCCATTATGTCCTAAATTAAAATAACATTGTATCCAATATAACTCGATTTCATCTTGTCTGTTTTTGGCAATGTCTTCAATATATTCTCTAGTTCTAGTCCACTCTACCTCCTGGTCTAGCCACATTACTTTAAGCCTATAGTCTTTAGGTAGCACCCCACTCGATTTTAATTTTCTAACTACTTCTAATGCCAGCTCCATCACTACCGTACTGTCTTTACCACCACTGCACCCAACTACGATATGTCCTTTGAATTCATTGAATACCCATTCTATTCGCTCTAAACTTTTTTCATATACTGATTTTTTAGAATATACTTTCATAATTATTCTCCAACTTTGATTGCTACTACCATAGCACATATATATTTTTTATTTTTATCATTTACATTCACACTTAATTGTGTACAATTATCAATTTCTTCATTATTATTTATATCCATATCTCGTAATACAAATGCACCATTGGTTATGCTGTGTATGCCATGGCTACCTATTAATATTTTTTCATTTCCATCTGTAATCCAACTAATACTAGCCTGTGCCATAAACTTATTTTCATCGTGGGCTATTATTACTTTTATTTTTTCACCATAATCATAGAAATATTTAGCGAATTCTAATTCATCACTACTCATTATATCAACTTTAGTTTCATAATTTTTAATTCCACTATTTCTTAACGCATTAAAATATGCTCCCTTTTTAGTTTGTCCAATTCCTTCAGACTTAACTATTTTAACCATTTGACCCTCCTTTAAGATATATGAATATCACTATAATAATACAGTATTCACTTCACTTTTATTATATATTTATTCCATTTTTTTGTCAACTGACTTTTTATGTAAATAAAACATTTGTTCAAAAAATAAAAAAACGTCAAAATTTCTATTGACATTTACCAATAGAGGCTCTCTATATATTATTATTATTATATTTTTTAAGTGTAAATTTGTAAATGTAAATAAACAAAAAAATATTATATATAATTAATAAAAAAAATAGTTTTAAAAAAAATTGAAA